GATTTTAGAAGACTAAAAAACATTTCTATACTATTTGTATAATGTTGATATGGAACTGAATAAATAAATTTATTATTATTTTTTTATTAATTCCTTATCTCTAATGTTTCTATGGGAACTTGCATTATCTAAAATGATAACCTTATTTTTATATTTATTTGTTATACACCCTTGAAGATTTAAAATTGCACGCTTAATATATTTTTTATCTATTTATTATATGAAGCATAAAAGTCCTGATTATAAATTATCTGCCGTTAATTATTACTTAAATCACGATGTAGGTTATGACAATACTTGTAAAAATTTTAATTGTAAAAAATCTTCGCTAAAAAGATGGATACATAAATACAAAACTTCTAAAAACCTCGCAAGAAGAAACAGAAAACCAATCTCTTACAAAATTACTAAACTACAAGTAAATACAGCTTTAGAATTATTGAAACAAAACGAACAACTTACTATGAATGAATTAGCTATTGATATAAAAAAAGAAGCATCCATCATTTGATATAACACCTCAACATTTAGGACAAGTAATAAGAGGAAGAAAATTAAAAATTTATAAATAATATAATTAAAAATAAAAAATTGATTTACTTTTTATTAAATAATAAATACAATATACTATTATACACAATACTTAATAATGAATGAATTTCAACCGATTAATATTGCTGATGGCAAGGAAGAAATTATTGTTATCAAGAAAACAAAAAAGGTTAAATCTAAATTATTGACTAAAAAGGTTGAGTTAATAAATGAAGATAAAGAAAATAATGTATTTATTAATCAAGTATTTCGTAAAGATATATTGGCAAATATGTTGGCAAACACAAAATTAACAGGTAAAGAATTATTTGATGTGATCATGAAGGAAAACAAAGAATTAGATGATGAAAGAAGACAGGGTTGGATATTTGAAACTCTTTGTCAAATCCTTATCTGTCTAAAGTGTATGGAAAATATAAATTATACAGAAATTTATTATGGACAATTACAAAACTTAAAACAAATTAAAAATATTAAATCTTTGTTAAAGGTAAAGGTTGATGGTGGAGGAAATAATATTATTGATATGGCTATAAAAAAGGAAACAACTCTTGTTTTACTTACAATTAAATATAAAAATAAGTATAGTGAAACTGATGTATCAAAAATAGACAACACAATAACAAAGCAAAATATAACAGACGACTATAAAATCGGATTAGTTGTTAAGGATAAAGAAGTTGTTATAAAACACAAATACAAAAATAAACTAAATATTGATAAACAAATACACGATAAAATTATAGAAAATGGTTTATTATTTGATAAAAAAGATATTATTAAAGCATTAGATGTATTTTGTCAAAGATTTACTAATGTATTAAGTATTGATGAATTTATTGATTTCATTAATGCTGAATATTTATTATCACCAAGACAACAATTAACAAAAAAATTACATCAAAAAATGACAGAAATAAAATTTGTAAAGTCGTTTTTGACAAATAAACATAAAATGTGGTGTATAGCTCATAAACCAAGAAGTGGTAAAAGTATCACTATATTATTAATATGTAAATATTTATTGGAACATGGTTATAAAAAAATACTAATAATGACATCTGTTCCTGCAACTATAAATAGTTTTATGAATGATTTAGAAAAGTATATTGATTTCAAAAATATTAATTACAAATTACAGGAAGAATTTGATACAATTGATGACACCTTTAATGGTATTGTATTTTGTAGCGTTCAATAATTTAAAATGGAGGGAAAAAGCAAGAAAAAAGAATTATAAAAAAAAATGGGGTTTGATGCTATTATTACCGACGAAGCACATCAAGGTTCATCAACCGATAAAACAAAAACAGAAATTTTAGATGTTGATAGTGACGTTGAAGAAATTCGTAAATATATAAAACTAAATATATTTGCGTCAGGAACAGCAGATAAAACAAAAAAATATTATGGCATTCATAGCTCTTGTATTTATGAATGGGAAATTGAAGATGAAGCATTTATGAAAGAATTGATAAAACCAGCAGTAAAAAATAGAGAAGATATAATTGATTATATGGTTTGTCGTCACGGAAATACATTTACTGAGTGTTTAGAAAATGAAACTCTAAATAAAGATTACTCTAAACATCCTACTCAGGTATTAATGAAACATTCTATTCCTGAATTATTAATTACGGAGATAAACGAATACAACGCTAAATATGGAACTAATTTTGGTTATAATTGTGGTTCGTTGTTTGCGTTAAAACAAATTATTAATAAAAAGGGTGAAGTAGAATATGCAGAAGAATTTGAATTATGTAAAACTACTGATGGAATAGATATATTAAAAGGGTTCTTTGATTGTATTATTTCAACAAACAGAATGAGAAAAACAATTATGAAACAAATTGAAAATACACAAACAAGTCGTGGTTCAAGAAAATCAACAATTGAAAAACCATTATTATTTATTATATATCTTCCAACTCATACAAGAAATAACACAATATCATTATTACAAAAAACATTCAAACAATTTTTAGAAACACATAATTTATGGTGCGACTATAGTATTGAATATTCTAATTCAATAGAAGATACTGGAAATGTCAAAGAAGAATATAATGAATATATACAAACAATAATGAATAATACAAAAACAGAAAATAAAAAAGGTTGTATTTTATTATTAGGCAATAAAGGAAGTGTAGGAATTACATATTCAGATTGTGATGCTACAATATCATTAGATGACGGACACAATTTAAACAATCAAAAACAAAGATATTCAAGAGCTTTAACAGAAGCAGATGGTAAAACAATAGGAATAAATGTAGATATGAATATTCAAAGAACTTATTTGTATTTGGTTGATATAATTCAAAAACATAGAAGAAATACAAAAACAACTAAAACAAATGCGGAAATATTATACTATTTATTTGAACACAATATATTCTTATTTGATCCACAACAAATCAATAACGGAAAATTGACAACAATTGAGATAATGTCTTACTACCAAAAAGAAGCAGAAAACATTATGAAAGAAATTGATGATACGCCTTTCTTAGAAAAAATCATTTGCGATGATGATATGCGTGATTTTATAAAAATAGATTTTCATAAAAGAGAATTAAAAAAAATAAATAAAGATTTAGAAGGAGAACAACAAGATTGTCCTAAGGGCGATAAAACAAAGGTTCAAATTGACGCTCCTGACGATATTGATAATGACAAAAAAGAAGATGACAATAAGTTAAATGAAGAAGAAACCGCTAAGATTGAACTTTTGATTAATCAAACATACGAAATGTGTAAGAGTTTCTTATTTCCATTATTAGCATTAATTTCAAGGTCATATAAGTTATTTGATTTCAAGGAGATATTTACAAGTGAAAAAACAGAAAGATTAATTATTTTATTATTAAAAAACAAAAAAATTGATTTAAATAAAGATAATTATATTATTATGGTAAATATAATGAATAATATTATAGATAATAATGTTGAAATTGTTAATAACATTCGCGAGATTTATAGCATAGCCCCTGCTAATAAGTTGCGCGAGCTTATTGAAAAACATTTTATACCTACAAATAATGAAAAAAAACAAAACGCAGAAGTTCCAACGCCTGTTAAATTGGTTGATGACATGCTAAACTCAACACCATTAGAGTTTTGGAAAAAACCTCAAAAAGTATTTGAACCTTGCTGTGGTAAAGGAAATTTTGTATTAGGTATATTTGATAGATTTTATAAAGGTCTTGAAGAAATGTATCCTAATGAAATTGAAAGATGTCTTATTATTATGACTAAATGTATCTATTATGCGGATCTAACTGAGTTAAATGTTTTCATAACAACAGAAATAATGAAATGTCATGTTCAAAGCTATTGTGGGTTAGATGAATTAGATTTTGAATTTAATAATTATTCAGGAGATACTCTTGAATTAAATATTGAAGATAAGTGGAATATTAATGGTTTTGATATGATATGTGGAAACCCACCATATAATTCAAGTGGAGATACCGCTACAGGAAATACTATATGGCAAGATTTTACAAAGAAAGCTCTTAATGAATGGTTATTGCCAAATGGTTATTTATTATTCGTTCATCCTCCGGGTTGGAGAAAACCAAACACAGAAAGAGGAAAATTTACAAAAATGTTTGACTTGATGACAAAACAAACCCAAATGTTATATTTAGAAATACACGGAATAAAAGATGGACAAAAAGTATTTAATTGTGGAACAAGGTATGATTGGTATTTAATTGAAAAAACAAATCAATACAAAAATACAATTATTGTAGATGAAAACGGAAAACAAAATGAAATTAATTTAAGTGAATTATCTTGGTTGCCTAATTCAAATATTTTAGAAATTAACAAAATATTAGCTAAAAATGATTGTGAAAGATGTCCTATAATACAGAGTATGTCTGCTTATGAACCAAGAAAAAAATGGATGTCATCAATCCAATCACCAGAATTTAAATATCCTTGCGTTCATTCTACGCCTAAAGCTGGCATTAGATATATGTATAGTAAAGTAAATGATAGAGGACATTTTGGAGTATCAAAAGTAATATTTGGCGATAGTGGAGTATATAAACCTGTTATTGATATGGAGGGAAAATATGGAATGACACAACATTCTATGGCAATACAAGTTGATAACTTAGAAGAAGCAACTTATATTAGTAAAGTTATTGAAAGTGATAAATTTGATAAAATTATTCAAAGTTGTTTATATTCATCATATGCTATAGATTGGAATATTTTCAAAGAATTTAAAAAAGATTTTTGGAAGGAGTTTATTTAGATTTAGATTTTGGTTTAGAATTGTCTTTCGTTTCAGGCTCAGTTCTATTTATTACATAAATTTTATCAATATAAAAATCAATATTTATTTTTTTTAATAACAATAAACAATAAACAATACCAAGTGTAATTTTATCTTTGTAATTTATTGTTTTGTCATTTGAATAATTCCAACAACAAATTTAAAATTTACACGCTCAGCGAAGGGCAAACTTTATTGATTTTTTTGGCATTAAGCGTGCAATTTTAAATCTTCAAGGGTGTAAACTTTTCTAAAAATGCTAATAATATATCACCATCTATACCACCTTTATTATATAATTCATAACCTTCAACTCATTTATAGAAATAGCAAAAATATCTGTATATTTTTTGAAAACTTCTTGTTAATTAGTTTTAACTTCACATCTTTTACCTACTTCATTATAACATGATGTCTCAATTGTAAAGAGTTAATACTTGTATTGTCCATGCAAATAATGTCTTCAATATTATAATTTTTTATTTCATATCCTGATTTATAAATAATGTTCACATTTCTTTATATTTCATATGTTTTTGTTATGTAATGACCAAAGCACATAATAACATCATTTTTATCACCAAAAACTTTTTTAACTTTATATGATATAGGTTCTCGTTATACGTTTAATTACTTTTTTCATCGTAACTAATTAATTCATCTAAATAAACTTCTTAGATAATACTTAAATATTTTACATGTTTTATCTATTATTAAATGCTACTTATAACATTATCATTAGCTTTGAATGTTTTTTCTTCAGGTATATTTAATACATCTCTTGCTTTCTTATATATATCTAATAAATATGCGTA